GTCGATATGAACACTAAAAGAGTAGTAGGATATCTGCATAAAGCTATTAGACCATTAAACATGTTGCGTCAATTAGAAGATGCTATAGTTGTTTATAGAGTATCTAGAGCACCAGAACGAAGAATTTTTTATGTAGATGTTGGTAATTTACCAAAGCAAAAAGCAGAACAGTATGTCCGCGAACTTATGAATAAGTATCGTAATAGAATGATATACAATCAAACAACTGGTGAAATCAAAGATGATAGAAACCAAATGGCGATGCTTGAAGATTATTGGCTTCCACGAAGAGAAGGTGGCAGAGGAACTGAAATTACCACTCTTGATGGCGGACAAAATTTAGGCGAATTGACAGATGTTGAATATTTTAAGAGAAAACTATATTATGCTCTAAATATTCCACCCTCACGACTAGTGGGAGAAAATGGATTTAATCTGGGAAGATCCGCTGAGATTACAAGAGATGAAGTAAAATTTAATAAATTTATTGACAGATTGCGGTATAAATTCTCTACTATGTTCATGCAGTTATTAAGAGTTCAATTAATTTTGAAAGGAATAATAACTGAAGATGATTGGAATGAGATGAATTATGATATTAATTTTGTTTTTAATAGAGATTCATATTTTAATGATTTAAAGGATGCAGAAATATTAAGTTCAAGAATGGAATTAGCTGCCCAAATGGAGCCAATGATAGGCAAATATTTTTCTTCAAATTATATAAGAAAAAATATTTTGAAACAAACAGAGGAAGAAATAGAGCAATTAAATGCTGAAATGGCTATAGATATAGCAAAACAGCAACAGGAACAAATGATGCAAATTCAAATGGCTCAACAAGCAGAACAGCCAGTAGAATAAAATATTTTATAGATATAAAGGAAAAAAACTATGAAAGCAAAATCAATAATTCATTCAATTTTAGAAGAAAACGCAGTTAATGCTAAAAAATTTATTTCTGAAGATCTAGTTTTAAAATTAGGTCAAAGATTGGCTGAGGAGTATGTCCGCGTTGCAAAAGAAACCTTCAATGAAGCCAATGAACCTCGCTGGCAAGACAGCGACGGTGATGGTAAATGGTACGAAGAAGGCGAAGATGTAAATGTAGAAGAAGGGGATGAAGAGGGCGAAGAGGCTGAAGATGAAGAGGAATGCGGAGAGGATAAAGAAGAAAAAGAATGAAACTAATCACCGAAACAATTGAAGAGGTAGCATACCTAACCGAAAATGCCAACGGTGAAAAACAACATTTCATCGAAGGCGTTTTCATGCAGGCTGAAACCAAGAATAAGAATGGCAGAGTTTATCCAAAGCCGATTCTTGTTAAAGAAGCACAGCGTTATGTCACAGAATATGTGAACAAGAATCGTGCTCTCGGTGAACTGAACCACCCAACCGGACCTTCAGTTAATTTAGATCGCGTATCACACAAGGTAACTTGGCTGTACGAGAATAACAATGATTTCTATGGAAAGGCTAAGATTCTTGACACCCCATGCGGACAGATTGTAAAAAATCTAATGAATGAGGGGGTTAAGTTAGGTGTCTCAACCCGTGGAATGGGTTCTCTGGAGAAAAGAGGCGGTATTAATGTTGTAAAAGAAGACTTCATGCTTGCCGCTATTGATATTGTCGCTGATCCTTCGGCCCCAAATGCTTTCGTAAATGGAATCATGGAAGGCAGAGAATGGATTTGGGATAACGGCATTCTAAAGGAACAGCAGATTGCTGATTATCACAACACTCTAAAAAGAACTCCAAAAAGAAAATTAGAACAAGAATCTATTAAATTATTTTCTGATTTTTTAAGGAAATTGTAATGAGATTAACATCTAAACAATTAAAATCATTAAATGAATCTTATATTTCTATGAATAATTCTACTTTATTGGAACAATCACCAGTATCTCCATTAAGTTTTCTTGGAAATATTTTAAATGCATATTCTGCTTATTTAGCATCATCCAATAAAGGACCAGCAGGAACATTAGCAGATTTAGCTAAAAAATCTTCTATGCAGGCTATGGTTGGCCCATCAGCTGTCGGTGTCTCAAGAATAGCTAACATTTATAAAGCACAAGCAAATAGAATGAATATGAATACAGATTGGTATGCAAAACAATACGGAGCGTTACCACAAATTTATTAATATAAATAAAACGGAGAAAATTATGAATAACCCAAATAAAGTATACGATATTTCAGGTAAGGGAGACATGGACATTCAGCAAAAAGGAAGCTTTGATGCTGATGCAAATTTAACTGGCCAATTTGCTCAAATGAACATGGCTAGTATTGCAACGCCAAAAGGCCAAGTAATGATGACTGCTCCAGCTCAAGGAGAGGAAGAAGAATCAAATGAAGAAGAATTAAAGGAACATTTAGCTTCTTTGTTTGCAAATGTTGATCTTTCTGAAGATTTCATTGAAAAGGCAAAAACTATTTTTGTTGCTGCTGTCAATGAAAAGGCAAATCAAATGTCAACTAGAATAAATGAAGCTTATAGCAAAGAATATGGAAATGCATTAAGCGAAACTGTTTCAGCATTAACAGGAAAAATTGATGACTATCTTTCATATGTTGTTGAAGAATGGATTAACGAAAATAAACTTCAAGTTGAAAGAGGAATTAAAGTAGAATTGGCTGAAAACTTTATTTTTGGTCTAAAGAAACTATTTGAAAATAATTTCATCGATGTACCAAATGAAAAATATGATGTATTAGATGAACTATACACTCAAATTGAAACTAAAGACGAAGAATTAAATAAATCAATAAGCGAAAATATCTTCCTCAAGAAGAAACTTCTTGAATCAACAGCAGTAACAATTTTTGCTAAAGAAACTCAGGGATTAGCACAAACTCAAGTAGAAAAATTGGCTAATTTAGCAGAGGGAATGGAATTTCAAGATCCAGAACAATTTAGAAATAAACTTCAGATCTTAAAAGAAAGTTATTTTGGTAAATCAAATATACAATCACAATCAGCACCAGTAACTATGCCAAGGGTAGAAAGAAAAATTGATATTCTTGATACTTCAACAGAGCCTGAAATGATTAATGAAGGTATGGATATTTACAGAAAAGCTATTAGTAGACACTTAAAGAAATAAATTTTATAAATAAAACATTAGGAGATACAAATGAATTTTGACGATACAACCCCATACGATATTTTAACTGAGAAGTGGGAGCCAGTTTTAGGCCACGATGCACTCCCCAAGATTGAAGACAGCTATAAGACTAAGGTTACTGCTGTTCTTCTAGAGAACCAAGAGCAAGCAATGCGTGCTCAAAGACTTGTTGAAGACAACACCGTTGGTGGACCAATCAGCAATGTTTTTGGTTCTGCCTCATCATCTAGCATCGCTGGTTACGATCCAATCCTAATCAGCCTCGTTCGTCGCGCAATGCCAAACCTCATTGCTTACGACATCTGTGGCGTTCAGCCCATGACCGCTCCAACCGGACTCATCTTCGCAATGCGCCCCAAATATGATCCAACAGGTGAAAATCGTAAAGAAGCTCTCTTCCAGGAACCATATGTTCCATTCGGTGGTTCAGGTGGTACTGGTCTAACTCACTCAGGAAACGGCCAAACTTACGGTGCTTATTTAGACGGCACAAGCTACTCTGTAGAATACGGTCTAAGCCTATTCTCAGGTGCTGGTGCAACTAGAGATACCTTCTTCGGAGATAGCTTCAGAGGTTTGCTAGTAGGACAGGCTGAAAATCTTGGCGGTAGCAAAGCTTTCCAAGAAATGGCATTCACCATTGACAAGGTTGCTGTTCAGGCTAAGACTCGCGCTCTAAAGGCAGATTACACCACTGAACTTGCTCAGGACCTCAAGGCTGTTCACGGACTTGATGCTGAAACTGAACTCGCCAACATTCTCAGCACAGAAATTCTTGCTGAAATCAACCGCGAAGTCGTTCGTGGCATCTACCATGTAGCCAAACTAGGTGCAAAGCAAGCCGACCTCTCAAGCGCATCTGTACAGGGTGGCGTTTATGACCTCCTAACTGACTCAGACGGTCGTTGGTCAGCTGAACGCTTCCGTGGCCTCATGTTCCAGATCGAACGCGAAGCAAATCAGATCGCCAAGGAAACTCGTCGCGGTAAGGGTAACTTCATCATCTGCTCGTCAGATGTTGCCTCAGCCCTCGCAATGGGTGGATGGCTAAACATTAGCCCCGCTCTAAACAACCAGCTTGAAATTGATGACACTGGCAACACCTTTGCTGGCGTACTCAACGGCAAGATGCGCGTTTATATCGATCCTTATGTTAGAACTGGTGTAGATTTTGTTTGCGTCGGCTACCGTGGTGCAAGCCCATACGACGCTGGCATCTTCTACTGCCCATATGTCCCACTCCAGATGGTCCGTGCAGTCGATCCTAATACCTTCCAGCCCAAGATCGGCTTCAAGACCCGCTACGGCATGGTCGCCAACCCATTCGTAATTAAGAGTGATGGAAGCGCAGATGGCGAAACCATGACCGCTGGTATAAATCAGTACTACCGTCTATTCCGTGTTACCAACCTCCACGGCAACACCGTCTGATAAGTAGTATCTAAGACTTCGGGGACGGGAGCCAGAAATGGCTCCCGTTTTCTTTTCTACATAGTTTATGTCTTTTACAGAAATCTCAACATTAGGGCAAAATTACTTTTCTTTTCAGATTGATAGAATACCAAATGTAATATATTATACACAAGAAGTAAATTTGCCTTCTTTGGTATTAGAAACTCAAGATCAACCAACTACATTGGGAATTCCTATAAAACGACCAATAGGTAGCTATAGATTTGACAATCTGGCATTAACATTTTTAGTTGATGAAAAAATGACTAATTGGTTAGAAATTTATAAATGGATGAGACATCTTGGAAATATCGATACAGATTATCAAAATAATGAATTAAATTTTGAATATTGGGAAACTATGGCATATTTAACATTGACTAAAGGAACATATAATGATTTAAATAAAGTAATATTTCATAATATATTTCCTATTTCTATATCAGGATTAAAATTTGCAACAGATTCTTCAACACACATTGTTCAAAAAGCTACAGCAATATTTGCATATACCTATTATTCATTTGATCCAGATCCAGGTGCTATAACTAGTTGACTTTATTTACTATTGTGTATACTTAAATTATGAATTTTGATGAATTAAAACAACAAGTACAAGAAGATCTCAAGATAGATTCCACAGAACTTGCTATTGAATCTGTAAACACTCCACAGATCCATAACAAGTATCTACTCTTCCTTAAGAAGCACAAGGAAGCCCTTGCAGAGGACGAGAGAACTCTTCGCGTGATGAAGAAGTACAAGTGGCTCTATTATACAGGAAAGCTCTCTAAAGAGGAGCTAGACCAATTTAAGTGGGAGCCATTTGACCTAAATATTTTGAAAACAGATGTTGATAAGTTTATTGACGCAGATGATGATGTTATCAAACTTGAGCGTCAGATCACAGAAAAGAAAGAATTAGTCAATTACTTGGACGGAGTAGTAAAGATAGTCGCAAATAGACAATGGAACATTCGTTCAGCGATTGAGTGGAT